GTAAATACGTACAGAAAAAATACCGTGTAATATGCAATACAAACACAATACCAAGATAAACAAACCCAATCCAGAAACATATACCCCATAGCCAGGACAAAATTTCCAAATGTAACATCATCAAAACTAATCCGCATAACCATAACAGAATACTTGGCAAGAAAATACAAAGGATTCAAAAAGATCTTAAAGACCCCTTCTAATCGGCTGAACATGTACGTCAAGCCCTTTGTATAACACAACTCGGTGGAGGTATAAAATGGCCAAGGAAGGCCATTAGAAATGTGGAAATAACACCACCCCGGTCTCTTGTAATTCTTCGGATCCGTATGCCTGGTATTCGGCTGCCAGTAATTGAAATACTGGGTCACCCACTGGTTCGCATCTAGATCAAACAAAGTCTCACTGCCTTCTATGCATTCATATGGTTCATAACCTAACTCTCTTGTTTCTTTGGTCCATCCAAGGGAAGCAGACGGGCCAGCTCGGGAAAATCGTAAATCAAAAGAGGTATAAGTTTCTTGGGTCTTATTGTCGTAGAATTCTTTAGAATCCATTCTATAACAAACCACCCCAACGGCTATCAAAAAGAAAGACATCATGATGTAAGCAATATACCGCTCAGCACAAAAGATCGCGGGTACATAACCTAAAACGACCTGATCTTTCCTCTTCTTCCTCAACGTCTTGTGAGGGGGAACAGACTCTGAGTAAGTAGTTCGACCTCTATTATAGCGGTCAAAGTCCTCACGTGCCTGCAAATCCTTAAGTCCGAACGGATCAGTGTTCTTCCTCTCGTCTTTGACGACATCCTCAAGAGCCTTTAAAAATTTAACGCCCAAGCTGTTTTCACTAGACCGCTCCTCTTTTGCGATGGTCTCTTGTTTTTCCTCCTCGTGAACAGCTTTAATCTCTTCAAGCGCATCAACAGCCCCAGCCAACTGGTCGGCCATATCTTTAACTGCAACATTAACTAGACTAGCACTCTTAGCATTGGCCTTGACAGCCGGCTTAGATTTAGCTTTGCCCAGTTTAGCTTCCTTGTCAGTAAACGGATGCACTTTCTTGAGATGGTCCATAATATCAGCAACCTCCAATCCACACTTATTACACTTCTTACTAGCTGCCTTATAGGGATGGGCAGTTTTCAGATGAGTCTTAATGTCGGTCACGGTAGCATTGCATTTCTTACAGACAACCGGACTGGCGGGGCCCGGATTTTTC